TAGCGTACCCTCAGCGAACGTTCGCCGCGTTCCAGATGTGCGCCTGGTACCGGGTTTAATAACTCGGCTGGTGGTGTTTCTCCACGCGCCAGTATTTCGGCGGCAACCGCCTCCGCAGATTCAATCACTTCTTTAATGGCTCGCTTGTTTGGTGTAATAACCGTTTCTACATCAACAAGTGACACGCCTTCATACTCATCCGGGATCTTATCTTTGCTATCGATAATTACCCGGATAGCCCCCTGTGCATCAGTAAATGTGTTTTTTGCGGTTTTTAGTTTATCCAGGCCAGCAGCTTGCAGGCAGGCGAGCATATGCTTCCGAATTGCTTTTTCCTTGCCTTCAAAGGACGTCTTACGGGTAGCCAGGCGAGACATTTCTTCAGCGCAGGTACTGGCATTGCCCTGTAAATTGCGGCAGATGACCATCATGGCGTCCAGTTTGTCTCCCAGTTCTCCTTCCATACCTTCAAGTGTGTCGGCGATCATCTCTGGCGTCAGTTCGTCGGAGGTTTCCAGCAGGTCAATCAGGCTGGCGTATTCTTTTGCAATAGCGATAGCGGTGCTCATGCTGTTTGCTCCTGTGCGGCGGCGAGAGCGGCGAGGCGTTCGGTTTTGATGTCGGTGATACGGCGCAGACGTGATCCCAGATACGATGAATATTCTTTATCGCCTTTGGCTTCCGCTGCTTTCCTGTGTACATCCACTTCGCGGGCGATGAGGCCAAATACCTTGTTTACTTCGTTGGCGGTTACCGCGGCGGCCAGCGTATTGGCAACGTTGATAAGCTTCTCATCCAGTTCCTTACGCAGACGGGTAGCATCTTCCGCATTTTCGCTGGCATTCTTGATATCAAACTCAGCTTTATTCCTCTGGCGGTATTCCGGATTGTCGTACAGGCCCATGAAAATATCGGCGCTGAATCCGAGAGGGGATAGCGCTTTCTTAACAGCATCCGTCCAGGATTTCTTCGGCGCTTCGCCGTCGCTTGTTGGTCCGTATTTAGTGTCGTAGATATAAGGTGTGCATCCGTAAGCCTCGGACTCACCGCGCACTCCATTCAATATGTACCAGACTCTAACTTTCATGGTGTGGTGCATTTCACATAGGTACCCGCCAACACCGTCTTGAATCAGATCCCATTCTATTTTTTCACCAACCTGTTTTTTGCGAACTATCGGTGCGCCTTTATCAAAACGCTCTTCCACCACCTCTACACCCCAGCCAATACCAAACGGCCCAAATTCGCGAGTCGCTTTCATCGCTATATAAGTGCCGTTGATGGATGTGCCGCCGCCGTTCTGAGAGAAAGCACTGGTGAAGCGCTCATCGGTTTTGAATACGTTCTTCCACAATGCCAGGTTATCTGTGTCGTCGGAGTCCTTTAACTCCGTTTCGATAGCTGAGATTGCATTCTGCCGCTTGTGCTCTTCGGTATGGACCCGCTCAACCAGCGCGTCAACGTTCTGCACCAGATCCTTTACCTGCTCGCTAAGTTTTTCTTGTGGAGGAGTCTCTTCTGCCAGGGTAATTGCTGCAGGTTCCCTCTGTGATACGGCGTTATTTTCAGGTACGTCATACACATGGCGAGGCGTGACAAACTGCTCACGCAACTGCTGCAAACTACGTTCTCCAGCATTTGCAGCTTCGCTTTTTTCGCCCTGATTTGAGGGTGTTTCTGACATCATCCCATCAATTGAGAATCGTCCGCCGCCGTGGTTGGTGACTTTTACATCATCCTTTGGTGCTGCTTCCTTTGGCTTCTCTTCAACAGCATTTGCATCACGCTGCCCGTTAGCTTGCAGCCAGTTGTCGATGTGACTGCGCAGGGATTGTGGGAAGTGGTACGTGTCTTTTGCGGGGGCGCTCTGAATAACACCGAATACTGATGCACGGTCATAGGCAAGGATCTGATCCGTTGTGCGCAAGGCCATTGACCAGCGTTTAAAATCTTCCCTGTCCTGACTGATTATTTCGTCTGCCGCTTTCAGGATGCTGGGGGTGATTTTTTCCGGGCCAACGGGTAACAGGGCGCAGGCAATTTCACGATCCAGTGTGGCGTGAGTCTGTTGGTAAGGACGTGCGGATGCTGTTTCTGGTTTTACCTCCGGCAGCATTTCATCGCGTTTACCGGGATTCTCTACCCATTTTTTTATAAATTTGGAGATAGTCCAACTGGTCGGGTTTTGTTCCTGGGTATCGCAACTTGCCAAAATTGCATGTACCAGATTATTCAATCCAGCAATATGCATGTACTCGATGGGCTTACACGCCACCATGGCATCAAGAACGATGCGGTTAAACGCGTCAACCTCATCCTCACTGTCAGTATCACTGTTGTCGAGCATCTCCAGGTATTCACGCGTCTGCGCAAGCAATTCACTGTCGACTTCGTTGGCATCGTGGCTGAACAGCAGGACGGCGGCGAAGCGTTCACGAGCAGGCAGTTTCATCAGGTCGCTAACCTGTGAGATATCTGCTGAACTGCAACCTGAATCAACAGGAGTGTTAACTACCCATCTCTCGCCATCAAAACTGTGTTCTGTGGCAAACGTCTCATCAAACTCACCGACGCCTGGGCGCGGTTGGCCCGGGGCATCTTCCCAGATTTTAGGTTTGAAATAGTTGTCGCCGTGGTCAGGGTAGGCTTCCCACAATTTGCCGATGATGATGTTCTCGGCAACTTTTTTGTTAGGGGCGTCGATGGCGATGGCCAGCGCCGGGATCGCGCCGTTTTTGAGCGCACCTTTTTTCGCTTCTAACAAGCCGTTAAAAATGGTCATTGGTCTTTCCTCATTACAGGTCAGTGGTCTTTAGTAGGGGATTTCAACGGTATCTGGCGTGTATTCGATGCAAAGTAACTGCTGGATTTTGTCATCGATAGCAGCAATACGCTGTTGGGCGTCGGCGGCTGTTTTCTGTTTTTGCTCACGCAGCTGCTGAACCTGTAAACCGATGATGTCGATTGGCTGGGGCTGGTTGACGGTAATTTCAATTTCGCGGCTTTCCATAAGGATGTACCTGTCTGGAAAATTTTTTGACATATCAACCGTCGCAATAAGCAGCTTTTCATGGCTGAAAGTTGAAGTTGCATAATGAATAAAGAGTGTTACTGGGATGGTGCGCGCTTCCATAGCGACTCCTTGGTAATGTATACTCGGGACCGATCAGCGAATATTGATCAGCTTCCATAGCGTCAGTGTCGTTGGTCTTTCCTCATCACAAGTTTGGTCACTTGTGATAAATCCGAATGGTTTGGTCGCCGTTCGGGGTAACTGGCCCGCCTTGTGCGGGTCTTTTGCTATCTAAAGGGTGCCGGTTACGTTTCCGGCGTCGTTATGTTTCCATCACGACCGTACGGGGCTGGTCTTTCCTGTTTTGAGCTGGTCAGGCTCATGGTCAACGCTGGTCAGGCGTGGTGCTTCCTCCGGTCTTTCCCTGGTGTCACGCTGCGGGTTTGGCCTCTCCTGTTGGGGACTCAGGCACAGCGATAAAACCTGGCTGTGTGAAAAAATGGCCCATCGTGCGGACTGGGCAAAGACTAAACACAGCAAATTGATGATGGGCGCCCGGAATCGAACCGGGTAACGGGCAGGGAGTTCCCGTTAAACACCTGTTCACCACAACCGGGAGCGCACTCCGCCATTTCAAAATTTAACGACAAAGCTCAAAGTTGAGTCGATGAAGTGCGCTCTCGTGTTGTAGCCAGGACTCTTCCCTGGTGGTCACACCGTATCGCCTTGATGGTGAATCAATCGCTCATACCTGGCTGTGGCTTGCACATTCCGGCTACCTGCTATGGAGACAACGCGTTAAGGCTCCGCTTCCATCCAGACCGCTTCGACACATGTGCCATATGCCGGTGAAGTCTTTCCCTCTGTCATCGTGCTGTCGGCGACCCGAAGAATTAAGTTCCGGGATTTTTCAACACGCCCGGTCGTGCTACCTTTAATGCCCACACAACAAAAAAGGATTTTCTTATGTCAGAGCTTGAACAACTTAAAGATGAACTGGCTTTACTTAAAAAGGAGCTAAAGTCTCACCAGGTAATACTGTCTGCGTTGGTTGGTCGTATGAGCTACGAGGAGAAATCCGACCTATCAAAGCATGTTGCAAAAGCTAAATCAGAGCTTTATCCGGGTGATGATTTCAGCCTGGGAATATTCAATAAGTTGCTTCTAGTAACTGATTACAAACCGATTCCCAGAAAGTAGCCTCATCCATTTGCGCGCCATCAAACTTATCGATGGCGCCACTTAATATCGCAAGAACATCACCTGCATCCTTAGCGTTGAGTTCACCTGAGATCTTGCGAAGATTCTCGACCAAGGCCAAAGCTACTGGACCAACGGCACTTCCTGCCGCAATTGAAACCTTACGAAGTTCCATCTCTTCTCCTTTCCCTTAACGCCGGGTAGCGGAACGTTTTTCTGAACAACTGCCGCTGGGTAAGCGTTGTTGATGGAATGAATATAACTAAAGGTAATTTTATGCGCAAGGTGTTTTATAACAAAAGTTAGTATTTGGGGTAAAAATAAAGGCAATGCATTGAAAACATTGCCTTTATTTTATTTTTTGATGGGGGTTAGTTTCTTTCTGGTAACCAGTAACTCTTCAAATAAACGATTAAAGTTTTCAACTTTATCTTCTAATTCAATTAGTTGCTTTTCTTTTTCTGACTCGGGTAATGAATCAAATAACTCTAACAATCTTTTTTGACGTGAATCCAGCTCTGTTGGTAATTCGTCTACCGGAGTTGGCGCCTGGTCTTCGTCACCAAAAAGCAGCCATGTGGCAGAACACTTAAGTGCATTGGCCAAAGCCAGCAAGTTCTGACCTTTTGGTTCATTTTGTCCGCTTTCCCATTTAAAAACGCTCACACTCGATCTTCCAACCATATCAGCAAGCTGTTGTTGGGTTAGACCAAGCTGTTTGCGTCTTTGAGATAAACGGTCGCTAAGCATCAAATTCTTCATCCTCATAATATAAGTTAACTTGACATAACTTTCGTTAGTATTTATTTTGCTAACAAAAGTTACGTGGAGGGATTATGAAAACAGAGACGGTTATTAGTTTTTTTGGTTCAAAGACAGCCACAGCCAAGGTGCTGGGTATATCTCAAGTGGCGGTTACTCGTTGGGGGGCAACAGTTCCTGAAAAGCGAGCTGCTCGACTCGACCATATCACTAACGGAGCACTGAAATATGACCCGACTTTTTACGATGTTCCAAAACATGAAAAAGCTTAGCAAAGGGCGGCTTATTACATCTGATTAAGCGTAATCAATTTTTAGCGACAGGAGACGCTATGGAAAACCCAGAGGAATTACGAAAAGAGATTTTGACCTGGGCGGCAAGGGCTGGGCAGGAACTCGTCACGATTGAAATCTGCCGGGCCTGGTTCAGTCAGGGACGCAATGATGAGTTGAGACTACATGAATTTGAGGACGCGGACGGCAATGTGGACTGGAGAGCCATCAACAACAATCGGCAGAAAATCTTTCGCTGGTTACGTGGCGAGACAACGGCGGCGCGCCGAAAAACTCAGGTGCTGGCCAGTGTGATGAAAGCCGTGCTACCCGCAGAACGGCGGGCGCGTCTGGAGTCGCCGGGCGATCCCGTTTTGCTGGCAACGCTGGCGGCAAAAGAAGGGGTGGAAGCGATTAACGCTGTACATCTCCACTTCGCGCCAGAGTTAACTATCCAGGAAATTGACGAAGCAATAGCGGCGCTGGTAGCGACGCGAGGAGCAGTGATACGCACTGCGCAAGACCACCATGCATGAGCGCCTGACCAGCGTTTAACTTATACCGAGGAAAGACCGATGTTAAGACATATTGACCGCATTACCTGGCGTAACGGCTGGCACCTGAATGGGCGCCCGGCACATGTTGCAGAGATCCAACCTATTTTTGATGGGCGTATGGCTGCCGCGCTTTCGGTGTGGGAGCAGTATGAATCCAGGAAGGTCGAGTTGCGCGACAAAGGGCTGAGCAATGCGGACTATGAAGCCGGTTGTCGTCAGATAGCCGAAGCTCTGGAGATCTGAGTATGAGTCGTTTGCTGATTAACGAAAACCCCCTTCAGGTCCTGCCCACGTTGGCATGCACTATAGGGTTGAATGAAGCCATCGTTCTACAGCAAATCCACTACTGGCTGAATTCATCTCAAAATTTCTTCGAAAATCGCCACTGGGTGTACAACAGTGTGACCGATTGGCAAGAACAATTCCCGTTCTGGAGCGAGTCGACAATAAAACGCGTGCTGGCCAATCTGGAAAAATTGAATGTGGTATTTACTGGGAACTTTAACAGTGATGCCTGGGATAAAACCAAGTGGTATTCAATCAATTATGCCCAGTTATGTAAGATTGAAGAGACAACATTCCCTGTGGCCAATCGATTAGGTCAAGTTGACCCAATCGAAGAGGTCAATGTGACCCAAGCATCAGGTCAAGTTGACCCATGCGCTAGGGTCAAAATGACCCAATCTCTTACAGAGAATACAACAGAGAGTACTACAGAGATAAAAGATCCCCCTTACCCCCAAAAGGGGGAGGGCGAGGAAATCATTCTCGCTGACGCTCAAAAAGCTCTGAACTACTACAACGAGAAAGTCGGTACACGCTGCCGCGACGTTAAACCGTTTGTCATGCTGCTGACTGCCACCACCACCCGCGCTGGTTACAGCGTGGCTGAGATTCAGTTAGTAATTCGTTGGGTTATTGCGACATGGCGCCGTCGTAGCGGAAGCGTGCCGAAACCTGCGAACATTTGCCGCGTAAACCGGTTTGACGGATATCTGGCTGACGCTGAGGCGTGGGCCACTGCTGAGGCTGCCGTTGACCCTGCTGAAGTTGTGAAGGGCTACAACGAGATTCTGGGCGACCTGCTACCTATAGCTGAAATTGATACTGACCGCCGTCGGGCAATCCTGCGCCTGCTGGCACATATGCGCACGCAAACTCTTGGCGCATTTATCGGCTACTTCGAAAAATTCCGCGATAACGCCCCAGACTTCTATTTCGGCGGCGAATATCGCACCGGCTGGCGGGCAGGGTTTGATTACCTGATGAAGCCAGAAACACTGCGTAAAACCAGGGAAGGAGCATTATGAATCCAGAAGAACTGGAAGCGATCGTTCTCGCTGGTCTGATTAACGGTGGCGCGACGCCTGACGCGTTTGATGTGATTGCCACTACTCCGGAGGAAGCCTTCAGCATCGTGTTTCACCGTCGCGCTTTCAGCGAAATCAAAAAGCAGGCACTGGCGAACGGCATGATCGACATGTTGTTTATCAGCGAAGCGCTGGGCGGTTCCAGCCTTGCGGATCTGTCTCAAATATCCCGGATCCCGGCAACGGTACCGAATCTGAAAGGCTATGCCGGGAAAATGGTGCGGGCATGGCGGAGCCGCAAAATGGCGGCATTGTTGCAATCTGGCGCGGATGGTATCCGTAACGCTGTAAACCAGAGTCAGCGTGATGAGGTTATTGAATCTCATGTTGCTCAGGTGCTGGATATGAGCGCCGCTACCGGCACAGTCCAGCCGGTACACATCAAAGAGCTGTTACCGCTCTACATTGACACCGTTGATAAACGGATGTCTGGTGACGCGCAGGAAATGATGCTGAAAACCGGAGTCGAGGATCTGGATGTCGCCCTGGGCGGTATCAACATGACCGACCTTGTTGTGGTTGCCGGTCGTCCAGGCATGGGGAAAACGGAATTTACCCTGAAGATTATCGATGGCGTTACCGCAGATGGTGGCGGCGCACTGTTTTTCAGCATGGAAATGGGCGCTCAGCAGATTGTTGAACGTACCGTTGCCGGGGCTGGGAATATGTCCTCATCGCGTCTGCGTAATCCAAAAGAAATGGACGATGAGGACTGGTCTCGATTAACCGCCGCGCTTGCAATCATGCAGGATCGCGATATCTGGATTGTTGATGCCACTGATTTGACGATTGAGCAGATCCGCGCCATTGCAGAGACTCATAAACGCCGTTATCCGCACCTGAAGCTGATTGGTGTTGATTACATGGGCCTGATCAAAAAACCGAAGGCCGAGCGCCACGATCTCGCTGTGGGGCATATCTCCCGCAACATGAAGACTATGGCCATGCGTCTGCATACCCCTGTTTTTGCTCTTAGCCAGCTTTCCCGCCAGGTGGATTCTCGACCTGCTGGCCAGCGTCGCCCGGTGATGTCGGACCTGCGCGATTCCGGCAGTGTTGAGCAGGATGCTGACAGCATTTTGTTTTTGTATCGCGATGACGTTTACACACCTGATTCACCTGCAAAGGGTATCGCTGAGGTGATTATTGGTAAAAACCGTTCTGGCGGGGCAGGTGAAATTATTTATCAGGAATTCAGGAATGGGCATTTCCTGCCAGTTGATCAACACGTAGCGCGCGAAAAAATACGCATCCAGAAGGAGGCAGAGCAACCGAGAAAACGTGAAAAACGGTGTTCAAACAAAAACTTTAATACGGACCCATTTTAACCACGCCTGACCAGCGTGAAATAACCGAGGAAAGACCAATGACCCAATTAATTAACCACACGAGTGCACACTATAGTGACGACGGTAAAAACTACCTGGATTCAATTCTGTGGCACATGAACGCAGCCGCGCGAGCACGTACCCGCTCGACATATTGCCCGCCACCTAAAAACACTGACGTTGTGGTAATTGCAAAACCTGAGCACGTAGCAGTTATTCGCCCGGCAGAAATAACCTCAGGGACCGCCAAAACACATACCGGCGTTGTTATTAAAAATACTGGCGAGCGCACAGTAAAACTCCGCGAAACAGCGACTGCGTGGTCTGCGGGTGTAAGGGAGAACTACGATAAAAAAACAGGTTACCGCTTAGGCGCATCAGGCAGCACCCGGTTGTTACTCGACACCGTGAAGCCCATCAGGAAGAAGGGCAAAAAATAATGACTGGCGCAGATTATCTCCCGGCTGGGTTGCCACACAACAGGGCAGCATGGCCGCAGGAGTATCAAATACTGGAACATTACGATTTGCGCGCCGCCGGGCTGATTCGCCAGTTATACGAAAAACGAATACCACGCGGCACGGTTACAGAGGCGTTGAAAAATACTCCTGATAATTACCGGGAGTTTTTCAGGGACCGACTGAATTACTGGAGAGGGGAACGAGAAAAATGAACGAAATTTTACTCGCATTTATTCCACGATTTATTAACGACAAAGTGGCGTTGAGTGCCGTTAATGATCAATACGAAATTGTATGCAGCATGATCGACATTATCCCCGGTGAGCAGTATGACGCGATGTGTGACCTGAAAATATTCACCTGGCTGGGTTGGGCCATTCCGTGTGGAGAACCAACAAATATTCGCCCGTTTGAGAGCAGGGAGGCTGTATGAGTGAATTGAAAATACGTCGCAAGGCAATAGCACGCGTTAAAAATCCATTACCAGTGCCCGCCGAATGCCATTTTTGTGGTGGGAATGTACGGATTGGTACGTATGTATGGTGATTGCGGAGTGACGTAAAACGAATCGTTGTGGGTGTAATATCGTCAATATCATTGGTTTCCCGGAGGGAAAGGACATGTTTGGCGATAAACTGGAGTTACCACGGAACGGGCGGATAGTGCTCTATATTTCAGATTACAAAGTAACCAAGGCTGAGGTGTTGGAACCGGAAAAACATCTGGTCACGTTACCGGACATTATTGAGTTGTATAAGCGGGTCGGATATGTGGACTTGCATCGCGATGATGTTCCCGTTGAGTGTATGGAATGTGAACACCGGAGGTTTGAAGTTGATTGAATTGACTTAGAAAAAGCCCGGGGCTATAGTTTCCGCGCAGCCGCAAAATCGGTTGCCGGGATTTGCACCCCGGATATCTAAAAGGCGACAACGACGCGCCAGCGTCTTTTTTATTGTCGTGCGCACAGCCACATCCGCGATTTATGGTGGGGCGTGTAGGGGAGTCGAAAGGCTCGCCGGGTCCTTTTAGCCGGTAGTGCAAACCCTGCATGTCTCACCACCCAAAGATTTGCACCTGAGGGGGGTGATTATCCGACTAAAAGGAAATCGCTATGACAACTCAAGTATCCGCAGCAGCCATCTCCCCGATTATCCACAACCAACTTCCCGTCCTCACCACCGAATTACTCGCGAACCTCTATGGCACAGAGCCGGATTACATTCGTAAAAACCATAACCGGAACTCAGAGCGATTCGTGGTCGGGAAGCATTACTTTTTGCTCGAAGGTGAGGAGTTGCGCGAATTTAAGCACAGCATGTCTTTAAGACCTCCTGTGAAAATCGCCAGAAATGTCCGCTCTCTCATCCTCTGGACAGAATGCGGCGCAGCTCGCCATGCCAAAATGCTGGAAACAGAACAGGCCTGGGAAGTTTTCGAAAAGCTGGAAGATTGTTATTTTAGACAGCGTCCAGAGAGGCGGAGTACAACTACCGATGACCGTACTCCCTTACGTGATGCCGTTAATATGCTGGTCGGTAAGAAAGGCATGATGTATCCCGATGCCTACACCATGATTCATCAACGCTTCGCCGTCTCTCACATAGAACAACTGTCACAGACGCAAATGTTAGAGGCGATTGAATACATCCACTGCCTGCTACTCGATGAAAATCAGCCAACCATTCCAGATTTTTCTTTTATCACCACTATCAAAAATGGAAAAGTGACCAGGATGCGCCATGTTGCCAAAGGCGAACATCTGATGACGTTTGACGCTTTCAAAGAGATCGCTGAGCGGGCAGGGTATCTGGTGATCCACAGCGACAACCTGCGAAGTATGACGCTGGATAAATTGATGGTAATGGGGAAAAAGTCGGTTGTATCCGTTGCTGATTCAGCATTTTGACAGGTTGAATGTTTGGCGCGGTTATACTCTATTTGCGCTTAAAAAGGTATTTAGTCACAACCAGCACGAGGCCGAATACTCTGTCAAAGTACCGCCCATGTAAAACTGTTACGTATGTACTTGATGACTAAGCTGGCACCAGGTTAACACCAGGCGCCAGCTTGAAGGAAACTTCAGTTATTGGTTTCTGAGGAAAGCGATTCTTGAAAGGGTCATTTGCGTCTGGCAGTCGACCATTTTCTTGACTTCAGCATCTGTTCCCTGCATTGAAACTTTACCGCACATAGCATCCTTAGTTTTGATCCACTGACGCTGAGAAGGCAGCAACTCTTTTTTCTTCGCCGGCGTTAACCTGCCCCAGACTGTATTCAAATCAGAGTCAGCATTCGCAAATGCCATTCGGGACTGATCAAGGCTTTCAGCTTTTTGCGGCTGAAGTTGTGCCTGCCTCTCTATTTGCTTCTCCGCCTCATACCTGGCCTGTTCCTGTGCCCTGAGTTGCACCTGTTGTTCCGCTTCAATTTGACTCTGTTGGGCATCCTTAGCCTGCTGGATTTTCTGCTGCTCAACGATCGGGTTGATAATGGAAAGCGATGTCAGTAAAGCGGCGCCCACTGATATCGGATTATCAGAAGAGGTTTTTACAAAAACGTTTTTCTGATCGTCGGTCGCCTGCACGGTGTAGGTGATACGTTTTGAAAAGGCGTTTGCGTTGTTCTCCAAAAACAGATTTTCCATTTGCTTATCGAGATTACGATTAAAATTCTTTCTGTAAGCATCAGAAAGCTGGACGTACTCGTTCGCAGGTAGAGTCATCGTCACGGTCCCTTCACAAGTTTTCATTGTGCTGCCCGTGTCACTTGATGTTGTGGAGATTTCAGAGACGGCTAGTTTGATCTTGTCCAGTGTGCTTCGTTTGGTCTGATTAGTGACATCAGGGTATTTATCGACCTGTTCAGAGAGTCCTTCATAAGCAGATTTTTTTAATAAATCCATGAGAGCTGATTGGGTCATTTCCGAAGAACAACCGATCTCATCTTTTTTGTTATCACAGCCTGTAAGGGCAATGGCGAGTAAGAGTACTGAGTATTTTAATCTCATGAATTCCCTTTAGAGTAAGGATTGGTTTTTAAGACGCGGTCTGTAATCAGTTCCGAGAGCTACAGTAAACAACGCTGAGCACTGAACGCATCACAGGCAAGGTAAAAGGTGATATCGGCAAAGGCTGTGAAACCTTTAATTCAACAGATGGGAACGGTATGCACAGGATCCTGTAACGACGCTCCCAAAACCGGAAACCTGTAAGGCATGTTTTCGCTGCTGAACTTAATATACGAACCTGCACTATCATGAACATATTTTATATCGTTATACCCCGAGTGATTGTGCCCGGCAATGGATAGTGTCCTGGAGGAACTATTTCTACTGTAAAAGGTAGACATTTAATTTCAGTGTGGAATTATTCCCTGCTGTTAATAACCATGGCTCTATATGGCACCGAGCGGACTAGTTAACTTGCCTGAAAGCCGCTATGAGTGAGGAGCGAATATTGGCACGATAGGATACCTGAACCATTTTTTGGACATGCGCTAAAAGCGAATGATTAGTTTTATCGGAATATTTACAGTATACTTACAAGGCAAGCTTGGCGTACCGTCTTGGGCGAGATTGCTTAAATTATTTTGTGGATATATCATTCAAACAAAAGATAATAAAATGAGGTTGTTATGTCATATATTCGCGTAGAGAAAGATGGCCTTCAGTATGAAGCAGAATACTTCCGTGAAGAGGATATGGTCACAGTCTTTGGGGTTAGAGGAGGGCATTCCAGCGTGGTTCTAAATGGAATGACAGAAGTCGCGGCTGCTCGTACTGCGTTACGAAATCTTATTAGAGAAAATCAGGTTGATCCTCTAACTGATTAAAAATAAGCCATCTTAACTGAGAGCATATTTTGATATAATTTAGATTAAATCTATTTTGAAGGTTAGTTTGGGATGAGAAGATTACATCAAAACCGTTATTACTAGCAATAAGTTGTGTAAATCAAATAATACATAATCAGGTGGTAATATATACTAAGCGTAGTAAAGTTTTTATATATTCCTGTAACTTTGTGAGAAACTTCCATGAAAGCCGACAACTTAAGAATTATAGAGAATGGCAAATATGTTTTCGATATGTTCTTGGATACTGGTGAATTTTACTATACAAGTCATGCCTTTGACACGAGAGAAGATGCAAAAAGCTGGATGGAAGAATGGCAGATTTGGGCAAATAATGTATCGAGTGGGAAAGTAAGTAGTATTTATTATATTTTACAAGTGCCTGATACTTGGGCCGGTTCTTCAGATAAAAATAACCCTTACTCGGGACTTTATGTGAAAATAGGGCGTTCCAATAATGTGCTAAAAAGGTTGTCTAACCTGCAGACAGGTGCATTTGGTCAATTAATATTACACGCTTTGGAACCAGGTGGTTCAGAAAAAGAAAACTATCTTCATGAAAAATTTAGCAACGAAAGACGTCAAGGTGAATGGTTTGTTTGTACTAAGGAACTTACCAAGCATATATTTACAACATGGTTTAAAAACAAAATGCTCCCACCAGAACATCAAATAAAAATAATGCAGCTCGCAGAAAGAATAGGTATTTATTCGCATGTTCATACACTAATGGGGGGGAAGCCAGACTTAGTAAACCCATCTATTAGTGAACCTTGGGAATGCGAAAAATATGTTTTGGTTGATATGATTTATAGCTCTTTAGCAAAGCAAGTTAATCATAAAAAATAAAGTGTTACATTTTAACTATACAATTATTGATTCACTAATGAAGAGGTGATTTAGACGTATGAAGTTTTAATAAGCTCCAAGAATATTTTGTCATACATGGGTTAAAGAGTTATATAATAATATCTGCTTCTGGAACACAGCAGACAAGCACCTGCAGATAAAGGTCTGCTGAGAGCGAGAAGCGGATCATACGTTGGAAGTTGTTTAGGCAAATACGTTATAAACGTATTTGATTAAATTTACTTGGATCATAGTCTTCAATAACGCTTTATTATATTGTTTTTCATGCAGCAAACAGGTTCACAGGTAGGTAATAAGCTATGAGTGGATGGAAAGAGCCTTTTACATTAGCAGAACAGATACAATTAGCATTAAATTTAGGTTATGAGGCTGTACCAGATGAAGAGGCATATACTGGGGCATACTTCATTAAAGGTGGTAAGAAGTGGATCTTTAACATCATCGGTCTCAAAAAGACATTGAATATATCTTCAGATGATGAACTAAGAGGGCAGGATTATGATGTTGATATGTATTTCGAAATTCGCCAAAATTGGGCACAATACCAAGATATGATCTTTGGAAGCGAAGATATCACTCCTTCACCTAAAAATGAACTTACTTCAATTTACCATGACCTGCAGGTAACGGATGAACCCAGGGAAATGGTGTATCTTTCTGATGGGATGTGGCTGGATCCCAACGGACGAATTGTACAACGATAGCACTCGAACACACTCAGTAATCGTCTATAAGGCCAGCACTTGTTACTTGGTCATTTGGGGTTGCTGGTCTTCTCCATTAAATCGACTAAAGTCTGTTCCATAGAGAGAGTTACTTGCGTTTAAAAAGGTATTTTGTCACGACCAGCACGAGGCCGAATACCTCTGTCAAAGTACCGCCCATGTACAACTGTAGTGTTAAATCCTCAAATTCCAGCTTACCTGCGCCGTCGGCAATAAATACACCATTCATTATCAGAAGTTGGCAAGCAAGGATAATCAGGAACCATTTCCCGTATCGTTTTTTTAGAGCGATTTCTGCTTCAAAATCTTTGTTGTTGAGTTGTTTGCGCTCATGCTCGGTATCAAGTGAATTCACCTGTTTCACAGATGTGAACTCGGTCAAGATTTTACTCTCAGTACGGGTGACTTGTTGAGAGGGTGTAACAGTTGGAATTCTTTTGCTAGACGCAGCTACAGCCATTTTGCGAGCTTCGGCAGCTCTTTTTCTGGCTATTCCGCGAATACGGACAGCCGTTTTTTTGGGGGCTTGCGAAACCTTTGGCTGAGGTGAAGTTTCGTCAGGAGACTGAACCGGGGTTTCATCGTCCCCCGGCTCAACCTCTTCTGCTAACTGACGGTGTAGGTTGAGGGAATCCTTCAGTCGGCGTGCAACTTCCTGTTTGAAACGGCTGTTAAAATCGTCATCCGATGGCATTCTAAAGCGTTACCCCAACCTCAAGTTCTTTAAACGATAAGTCATCGCATCGTCAGATACGCCAAAATAATGCGCCATTATATAACTTGGTTGGCCGTCAGCGTGCAGTTTTCTGACCTCATCAACCGGCATCAGAAGTTCTGCTGCGAACTTGTTCGCAAAAATTTCATCAGGATGCGTTCCGGCGCTTGCGGTTTCGCCACGTAAATCAACGTACTCATATTCATCACTATGCGATGCTTGCCGGGCGATGTAATGCCCCAACTCATGCCCACATGAAAAACGTTGACGAACTTTGTTGTCATCACTGTTTAGAAAGATCGCTGGATCTTGATCTTTTTGTTTAATCAGTGCGCCAGAAACTTTCCCAGGAAGATCGGTAATAAAAACATCTAATCCCATGTCGTGAGCAATTTTCGCTGGATCAACAGGGAAACCACGCCCGCACCAGAACGTGTCCAGCACTCGCCGGGCGTGCTCTCTTGGGTTGGTAGCCATAGCTCCTCCAGTTACTGCATTACGATTGTTGGTCGAAATATAGACAACATGTTCCGTACCACTTTCCTGTGAAAGTGCAAATTCTGCACTTCTGGTACGATATTAACTGTTAGTAGTAAAGTCTTCCAGATAAATCACTTTAAAATCTTGTGAATTGCTTGCTTTTTACGCTGCATTGTGGATGGCTCAATGTTTCCAGTAAAAACATACATGATAATCATGACATTAGTGGTTTTTTAAGCGTCCATATGTTTCTTAAAAAAATGGATGCCACAAGAGGCCAGATGAGAACGGAAAGGGAAGGCTATTACATGTGTGATTTATTACATCTGTAAAAAAATACAGATCTAACTTGATCTTTTCATTGAAGTTTTTCTTGGTCCTGGATAGGATCTGGAGGTTGCGAAGTTTTTAGAGTCGCATCAAAGGGAAAGCCCTGACAGCGCCAACTGTCAGGGCCATACAAAAACATCGGTTAATGCTTTCGTTGAGATCTCGGTTTGGGAGATTACCTCAACCGGGATCCCGTGTAAAGCATTCATTACCGAAAATGATATAGGTCAATGAATGAAACACATCTGTAAAAAGTCACATCGTCACGACAGTATGTTTGATGTTCTTTCTGCAAATCAGGGTAACGTTGGGCGGCACAAGTGTTGTGGATGTGCCTATGATAAAGGTATGTGGCATGCATTAATCGGCGTTCCGCGTGCGGTTGATGACTCTGTTTTAGGTGATTTACCCGAAAGCCAGGCTGGGCATGTCCGTCATAAAGATGCTTTTGAAGCATATAATATGGGCTATGACCATGGGATGCATAAAAAAGCCTACGGTATGGCCTCATAATCTGGTGCAAATGAATAACTAACCCGCTTCGGCGGGTTTTCTTTTTTATAGAACCCTGCGATGTGAAAACGAATAATAAATTTTGCAAATAATGCAGTTTTTATTATTCGAGGTAATTATGAAAACCTTCTATGAGGACTGGCCTGAAACTTTCGTTAGCCGATTAGATATGTTACGAGCTCTGGATGATCGCGGCTCGACCCGGAGGCTCTATCTTGAGCGGACCGGGGCAATATTTGACGCTCTGGCAGAAGAGATACGTACAGCCGTTGCCGGGCATCCTGAAATCGACGTGAGTGAACTTGATATCGGGCCGCTGTATCGCTATTACAAACGTGGAGAAAAGGGGAATCCGCTGGCTGACTTACTTATTGAGTTGGCTCCACCAACTTGTGAACGGGTTCGTATATCTCCTGAAGTGTACACAATCCCGTATCTGTTTTTTGCACTGTTGATAGCGCAAGGCGCTGACAACGATGCCCGCGATTTTTTCAATATGATGATGCGACCGTTGATCATCGCCTACCGTTTCAAACAACTGGCGCGCTACCTTGGCACGAAGGGCGGAGGACGACCACAGCACAGATTAAAAAGCGAAGCCATTGAACTGGCTGATCGTTTTTTTACTGAAAACCCGACAGCGCCATTATCGCGTGGTGTGCAATACATATCCGGTATTTTTGTGGCGAAATACTCTGACCCACCTGCAGCGTCGACGATTAGAAAATGGTTAATTTCAATTTACAGGAGTGATAAATAATGACCATAAACGGTTTAATCCCCTATAAAACCGTTTAATAAAATTCACGACGTGAATATAATTGTTCATTATTCCCTCATTGTATTTGGCGTTATGACAAATGCCATAAAATACTGTATAAATGTACAGGTAATGGCGTTAGGGGGAAGACATGAATATTCAAGAATCTATAGGCGAACTACCGGAAACATGCCGGGCTGTTATCAAGCGTAAGGACGGACACATCGTTGGTGTGCGTGTTCTGACCGATGATGAACGGATTGCCAGCCTGATGGCGTTTCTCGAGTTGGCAGAAATAGCTGGATATACTATTACACCCCCTGATGCGTAAAACACGGTATAATGTCGGTGCTGGATTGAACACCCAGCACCACTTCTGAACACTGCCGCGCCACCTGGAGTTAACCATGGCGCAGCATTCATTTATCAGGGTATCCGGCGGTTCGCTAATACCCGCGACACCAGACACGCAACGCTGGTTGACTGAACGAGTCAAACCAGGTGCTGTTGTGTATGCAGATTTCAAACAGGCGCGTAATCCCGCGTTTCATCGTAAATTTTTCTCACTTCTCAACCTGGGCTTTGATTACTGGCATCCCTCCGGAGGGGCTATTTCTCCTGCGGAGCGCGAACTGGTTCACGGATACGTTAAGTTACTGGCGTATTACGGTGGGCATGGTGATGTCATGGCTGAGCTGGCTGATCAGTATCTTCTCGATGAGTCGGAAAAGCGCGCGGGGAATATCAGTGCGGTGAAGTCGTTCGAGGCGTTTCGCGCCTGGGCGACTATGGAATCTGGATTTTATGACGTTCATCAGATGCCAGATGGTAGTTTGATGCGTGTACCTCGTTCAATCTCGTTTGCTGCGATGGACGATCTTGAGTTCGGTCAACTGTATTCAGCCGTTTTAGATGTGCTGTGGAATTATATTTTGTTCCGCACGTTTGCCTCTCAGGAGGCCGCTGAAAATGCTGCCGCGCAGCTGTTGGATTACACATCATGAAAAAAATCGACCTGAGAAAAGCTGCACGTGGTCGCGCTTGTACTGTGCGTATCCCCGGTGTGTGCAATCACAATCCTGAAACCAGCGTACTGGCTCATTATCGTCTCGCCGGAACGTGCGGCACAGCCATCAAACCTCACGATATGCAGGGCGCTATCGCCTGCAGTGCGTGTCACGATGCCATCGACGGACGTACAAAAACGGATTACGAGCACGACTCATTGTTGTTGATGCACGCTGAGGGAGTTTTCAGAACACTGGCTATCTGGCGCGATGAGGAGTTTATCTGATGAGTAACGAGTATTTATTGGAATATACCCGCATAAAACTGCGCGCTGCATTACGGGATTTGTCTGGTGGTTCTAAGGGGCAACTGGAAGCATTGTGTGAGCACCCGCCAGCAGATAAAAACGCATACCCACGCAAACATATTCATCGTGTGCAACTGGAGGACCGGACCGTTGATGCTCTGGTTACGCCAGTTTATGCCCTGGAAAGTTTCAGCAGACGTCGTCCCGCGCCGCCGATGAATGATTATGAATTCGCTGATTCATCGTGGCGCCGCGCCGTGAATTCGCTCGACGTTAGCCAGCAGGCGTGGTTGCGCTATTGCTACGGTGGTCACCTGGCGTTCAAACACCAAACAGCTATTTGTGAGGCTGTCTGGAGTCGCTATAAAGGACACATCCCCGCGTCAACTCAGAGAAAAGTAGCTAAGCGTCTGCTTTCGTTGGTGTGGTTGTCCGTGCAGGCGGTTGCAGCAGCAAATAAACGCGAGGATTTTAAGGAGATGGCTGGATCTGCGCTAGCTGGAATGTTGTCTGTTTCTCGTTCCACCTGGTGCGAAACATACTCCCCGCACTGGGTAGGAATGAAAGAGGCGGTGAGAGCACTTGATGAAATGGCACTTCTTGCAACTTTGCATCATTATCAAAACCATTTAGACGACGTTTGCGTATAATGCTTGCAAAACCGAACAAAACAGGCCATATTAAACGCTAATTTGGTATGTTGCCAAATTTCTAAGAACCTCGCCACGGCGGGGTTTTGTCGTTTCTGAATCAGGAAAAATCATGTCTGAACCTCTAACCGCTGGCGTTGCTGCTGGCTCGGCGGGGGTGACGTTTGCTGCGTTATTTCCTGAGGCAACACCTGCAGTGATGATCTGTGCGCTGGCTGGCGCAGCTCTCTATGTGTTGTCGTCCGGGCAGCATCGATTCTGGAAGCAGGTTATTTTCGCACTCATTTCGTTTGTTGGCGGTGTGTATTGCGCTGAGACAGCGTCAGCCATCATTACCGGTATTCTGAACGCGGTGCTGAGTCACCTGAACCCTCCCGTAACAGTAAAAGTCTCTCCCGCCATTGGTGCACTGGTTGCATCAGTAATCAGCGTTACATCACTGTTGCGGATCATGTCACAAGCTCGTTTATGGAAATCAGATAAGGGGATGAAATAATGACCCTGCACTCTGTCCTCATTAATGCCAATGCAATTATCTGTCTGATGCTGGCACTGCGGTTGATGTTTTTTCAAAAAACAGGCCGCTATCGTTTTTTCATCTCACTAACTGCTTACCTGGCGATTCTGTCTGCTGCGTGGATAGCCCTACGAATTTTTTACGGGAAATACACGCAGGTTGATCCCGCAGAGTTCTTTCTCAATCTCACCATCTGTATTGCTGTCTGGCGGGCACGAGGGAATATTTCAAAAATAACAGGAGACAGGTATGACCGATCCTAAATGGCTAATTGAGGCACGAAAAAATCTCGGCATTCGGGAAATGAAAGGGAAGCAACATGCTGCAGAAATTGTGCAGTACTGGAAAGATATCAAACGCGGCGGCATTAAGGATGATGAAACCCCGTGGTGCGCTGCCTTCACCGGAGCAATGCTGGAACGTGTAGGTATTCGCTCAACGCGTTTTGAGTCTGCGAATTCTTATCTCGATTGGGGTAATGAACTGAAGGAACCCGCCTATGGATGCATTGCTATTCTGTCTCGGTCTGGCGGTGGTCACGTTGGCTTTGTTGTCGGGAAAAATGCCGCCGGGGATTTAATGATTTTGGGTGGTAACCAGGCAGATGAAGTAAATATCAAAGCTTTTCCTCGTTCCCGCGTAACAGGCTACCGCTGGCCAGCAGGCCAAACTGATGTTCCACAATCACTTCCATTCGTGAATGCTGAGAAATCTATCTCAGAAGCGTAGGTAAAACGTGAAAAAACTTCTCTTAGCTGTCGCGTTCTTCACGCTGGCAGGCTGCACACATTCGACATACACCGAAGCGACTCGCGCTGACGACAGCAGTATTAAACACGTGACGATCGCGCCGGGTACGAAGATTACAACAGCGAACGGTGGTTGTATTGATTCAACCGGGGCAGTGGCTTCATGCCCCGTTGGAAAATAGGGTAATTTATCTTAATGAATTGACGATTGGTCATTTGGCCCAGGCAACCTGACCACACAAAGGTGCTAAAGACAGAATCATAAATATGACATATTTTTAAATGCCGATTTAACTGGGTATTTTTTAATAGGAAATTATATGTCACAGTTTTTGTTCGTTGGTGGGCCTTTTCACGGTCGTGTTGAAGACATTTATTCTAATTCCGCTATTGAACCCGTAGGTAGCACGGAGTTAAGGGTTTCTGTGGGGGATGAGGTAGTAATTTATGAACGCTCCGATTTTAGTCGATGGAATGGACCGCATTATCGCGTTGCAGTTGCAAATGGCGCGAGTGAGTTAATTCCTCAGACTATCGACGAGATGAATTATCACACATCTAAAATTTCTCCTATTTCGAAAGTTACTAGCACTGACTAATAGCCCGGATAGTGACCTTCAAAGATGTGCACGGGATGTTTTGTACGTGCATATTCAGCAAGGATTTTGTTTGTTAAAGGTGTCTTGAGTGTTGTTGGCTCTTTTAATAGATCGATGGCATCAAGACGCCTTAGTGCATCGCCCTTCAGATAATTTATCGTAATGGTTGTGATTAAAAAATCACCGCAAAAACCACTGCAATGAATTTTCCAGCACGTATCGTGATTTGTCCATGTGGCATCAGAGCCGCATACAGGGCAATTTTTTGATTCCTGCATACCAATAACCATAGAGCATTTCTCTTCATTGAATGTTCGAGTTAAAAGCATAGACGACATCTGGGCACCATGAGAATACAGTAGGATTTAATTACATGAGCTAACCGGGACTGGGCTTGAGCTTCAGAAGCGATTCCTGTCCGAGTACGTCAAATCATGTGTATCACCGAAAGAATGGTGTGACGCGCAGGGACTGAGCTTCGCAACAGCTCGCCGACGTATAAAAAACAACTGCGCAATGTGCCAAAGAGCTGGTGGCTGATGAAAGAGACGCTTTACTTAAACGAGAGGCCGCCTTTTTGTTTTAAGGCGGCACACATTCAACAGGTTAAGGTAACCGATTTGACCATTTAGTTGCACGCCAGTTGTTCTGAATCATAATCTCCTCAAGTATCTCATCTGAAGGCTCTGCTTCGCCGCTTAACCATTCTCTTAAAGTTGGACAATGTAGGTAAGAGGAGTTCGCACGATAAAAAGATACGATGGCGTCCTCTGATAACTTCTCAGGAAATTTTTTGGGGTCAGCTTCTTTTAATATTACGCTCATTAAGGCTTCGATTTTTTCTTTGTTCATTTTTTTTGTGTGCTCATGGTTGTTGCTTTTCTGTAAGAATATCAATAATTTCAAGATATATACACATAGGGAAAACTTTGTTCGGTAGTCTATCGATACAGCGCAAAAGGATGGCTCGCTGCCAAAGTGAAAGCTTACGCTGATAATGAGATACACAAAGCTGATGTATGCAAACAAGTACGCCGCGAGGCTACAGTCGAGTTTGATGAACCTGATGCGAGCCCCCGATTCCTGTCCTGAAAGGGATATAGCCCCCCTGGTCGCGGGTCCTTTCCGAAATTCAAAACACCGAGGGTCGGTAGACGCGCAAAAACTCACTCATTTTTAGTATTTTTTCATTTTATGTATTTCCGGTTCCGGTGAGGATTTTTAATGGCAAGTCAGGCTGAGGTCGCAGCACATTTACTGCTATCAGATCGTCGTCTGCGCGATCTCGCAAAACTTCCGGGAGCACCAGTCCCACAAGGACGTGGTGATTGGGAGCTAGACGCCTGGCGCCATTTCTATATTCATTATCTCCGGAGTAATAGACGCGACACAGTTGGTACTGACGAACCGGAAGTGGGGGACAATTCTCCCGAAAAAAATCGCGAGCAGTGGCTGAAAAATGAGGAACGACAGGAGCGAATCCTGATGGCTCGCGTGAAACGCCGCATTCTTGCTAAACGCTACGCGCCAATTGAATTAATCAGCGTCGCTGTATCTCGCGTCGCAGTTGAATTACGTACCCGTGTCGAATCGTGGCCACCACGGTTGAAAAAGGTGTGGCCTGAAATGCCGCAGGAGGCGAGCAGTGTTTTACGAGAGGAGCTGGCGATAGCCCTGAATGAACTGGCAGACATACGAGTCGACTTCAGCGATTACGATGTCAGCGATATCGAACGCGATCTCGACAGGGTTGAATCCCTTGCGCGTGACGATACCGATGACGGGGGTTGAGTGGGCTGATAAATATTTTTATCTCCCTGAGGGCTCCAGCCACATCGCTGGCCACTGGACGACTCAGCCGGTCCAGGTAGTGATGCTCAATATGATGACTAACGACGCGATAAAAATCGTGTCTGTTCGCAAATCAGCTCGTCTCGGTTATACAAAAATACTCGTCGCGGCGCTGCTCTATTTCGCTGAGCACAAAAAACGTAGTGCCGTGGTCTATCAGCCTATCGATGACGAATCGGATGGATTTGTTGCCGACGAGGTTGACCCCGCTATCGCCGAAATGCCGGTGATTCAGAAAATTTTCCCCGACTGGGATAAAAGCAACGAGCGTAACAATCTCCAGCGTAAAGAAATGAGCGGCGCGATTATTGATTTTCGCGGCGCGAGTGCACCAGGAAATTTCCGGCGACTAACGAAACAGGTTGTCGAGGGTGACGAAGTTGACGGCTGGCCGCTGGAAGTTGCCAAAAAAGGCAAAGGCGAGGGCTCGCCCATCGAACTGGCGCTCGTTCGAATTAAAGGGGCAGCGTACCCGAAGGCGATTTTCGGCTCGACGCCAACCGTCACCGGAAAAAGTCATATTGAAATGCTGGAGGATGCCGCTGACCTGACGTTTCGTTTTTACCTGAAATGTCCGCATTGTGGCGAGGAGCAGGTCCTGGTATTTGGTTTCGACGGCATCGAATATGGCCTCAAATGGGATAATAGCCTGCAGACAAATGAGGCGAAATCGTCGTCCGCGTATTACCAGTGCTGCCACTGTCCTGAGCATTTTTACTATCGCGATCTCGAAAAAATGGAGCTCGCGGGGCGCTGGATAGCAGAGGACTGCACCTGGACGCGGGACGGTATTCGTTTTTTTGATCACGACGGTGGTGTCGTTCGCGCGCCGAAACACGCGGCGATCGTGATAAACGCCATGTATTCGCTGAATCTCGACGGCTGGGGCGAGATTGTCAGCGAGTGGCTGAAAGCGAAGGGCGATCCGCTCAAAGAAAAGACGTTTCATAACACGACGCTCGGCGAACTCTGGAGTGACGTAGCCAGCGAGCAGCTGGAGCACGATATTCTGGTTAATCGCCGGGAAAAATACGCCAGCCAGGTTCCTGACGGTGTTGTTTATCTGACCGGCGGCATCGACTCTCAGACGTCCGGTCGCTACGAGTGTTACGTGTGGGGCTGGGGAGTGGAGGAGGAGTGCTGGCTGATTGATAAAACAATCGTCCTCGGTCGCTACGACGAGGAGGACACGCTGCAGCGCGTCGACGGAGTGATTCGCAAACAATACCGGCGCAGCGACGGGACCACAATCGGCGTCAGTCGCTGGGCGTGGGATACCGGTGGTATAGATGCGCAGGTCGTTTATAACCGCTCGCTGAAACTCGGTCCGCTGTGGGTCATTCCAATTAAAGGTGCGAGTTCATACGGTCAGCCAGTCGTAAATATGCCGCGTACACGTAACGCGAATAAAGTCTATTTGTCGTTAATCGGTACTGATACGGCAAAAGATTTGCTCGCAATGCGCCTGCCGCTGGAACCCGATTCTAAATCGGCGACACCAAGTGCGATTCATTTTCCCAACGACGACGAAATATTCGGCACGACAGAGGCAAAACAGCTCGTCTCTGAAGTTCTGATCCCGAAACTGATTAACGGTCGCGTCGTTTATCGCTGGGACAACCAGGGCCGGCGAAATGAGGCGCTCGACTGCTGGGTATACGCGCTGGCAGCGCTACGTATCAGTAAAATTCGTTTCCAGCTCAATCTCGAGACGCTCGCTGAGCAACGGAAAAAATCACAAAACAAACTGTCTCTCGAGGAGATGGCCAGAATGCTCGGAGGGAGCTCATGATGTCGCGCGAGGTTTTAACAGAACGGCTGCTGGAAGCTGAAATTGCCCTGCACAAATTATTAACGGGTAGATCGACTGTATCGCTGTCTCACGGCGATTCAGCGGGAAATAACCGGAGCTATCAATACTCACAGGCGAGTATTGAACAGCTCCGAACGTACATTATCGAGCTGAAATCACAGCTCGGTCTGAGTACGGGACGCCGCCGTCCCGTGGGAGTTCGATTATGACTGCTCAGCAGTTGCTCGGGCCTGACGGTAAAACGCCACTACGCCGTTACGCGGGGTATAACGGCGGCGGTCCCGGCTTCGGTGGCCAGCTGATTGACTGGAATGCACCACAGCAAAGCGCCGATGCGGCACTGCTGCCTAATTTTTATCGCGGTAACGCGCGAGCAGACGATCTCGTTCGTAATAACGGCGTCGCGTCGAACGCCGTGCAGCTGCATCAGGATCATATCGTCGGCAATCTGTTTAAGTTGAGTTATCGCCCTAACTGGCGTTACATCGGGATATCTCGCGAGGACGCCAGGGCGCTGGCGCGTGACGTTGAGGTCGCGTGGACTGAATACGCCGAGGACCCTCACTGCACGATTGATATCGAGCGGAAACGGACGTTCACAATGATGATTCGCGAAGGCGTGGCCACTCACGCGTTCAACGGTGAAACCTGCGTACAACCGGTGTGGGAGAGCTGCGCCGGCAGCGTTTTTCGGACGCGATTCAAAATGGTCTCACCGAAACGAATTCGAAATCCTGGCTACGCAGCTGACACTCAATTTCGCCGCGCCGGTGTTGATATCGATAAAAACGGGGCCGCGGTTGGGTACTGGATAGCCGAGGATACCTATCCCCTCGGCGGAGTTGGTAAATACCGGCGCATACCAGCAAAACTCAGCAGCGGCAGACACGCATTCATTCACATATTCGAGCCGCTCGAGGACGGACAAACCCGCGGAGATAACATTTTTTACAGCGTAATGGAGCGGCTGAAAATGCTCGATACGCTGCAGCAAACACAGCTGCAGAGCGCCATCGTGAAGGCGATGTACGCCGCCACAATCGAATCAGAGCTCGACAGCCAGCAGGCGTTTGAATATATCGCCGGCGCGGGTACTGATATCGACTCGAACCCGCTGAGTTCGTTTATTCAGAGTTACGTGACGTACTACAACGGCGCAAATATCAAGCTCGGTGGTGTGAAAGTTCCCCACCTGCATCCCGGCGACAAACTCAGTTTACAGACCGCTCAGAATGCTGATGCTGGTTTCAGTTCGCTGGAAAAATCACTCCTGCGTTACGTTGCCGCTGGCGTCGGCGCGTCATATGAGGAACTGAGTCGGGACTACAGCCAGGTCAGTTACTCCAGCGCGCGGGCCAGCGCAAACGTGAGCTGGCGTTTTTTCATGGGCCGTCGACGTTTTATCGCCGCACGACAGGCGTCACTGATGTTCTGCTGCTGGTTTGAGGAAGCTCTGGCGCGCGGAGTTATCACCCTGCCACGCTCAGCGGTCCGGTCGTTTTATGAAGCGCGGAACTCCTGGACGAACGCGCTCTGGATCGGCGCTGGTCGCATGGCGATTGATGGGCTGAAAGAGGTTCAGGAGAGCGCCATGCGCATCACGACTGGCCTCAGCACGTATCAGAACGAACTCGCGCTGCAGGGGCAGGACTACGAGGAGGTCATGGAACAACAGGAATACGAAATTCAGCGCCGGCGCGAAATGGGGCTGAGCGAACCATCCTGGTCAGTATCTCACCCCTCAAATACCAACGATAACGGCTGGGGAGGTAACTGATGCCGTGGAACAATTTTCCGCACCTCGCCGCTAGGGCGTTCAATCAACCGCTTTTGCTGGAGCCCGCCTACGCGCGGGTATTTTTTTCTGCGCTGAGCGACCGGTTCGGTACCGGGCGACTGATTGATACAGCGTCAGGAGAGGTAATGAACAGCGACGAAATGAACGCGCTCGCGATGGGGTGGGACAGCAGCGAGCGAACACGCCAGAAATCGTATCGCGTGGAGCGTGGTATAGCCGTTCTGCCGGTTACCGGGACGCTGGTTCATAAATTGGGTTATATCAATCCGGTCAGCGGGATGAGTGGTTACGACGGAATCGCAAAACGCCTGCAGCAGGCGATTTCTGATCCCGATGTTAAGGGGATCCTGCTGGATATTGATTCCCCTGGCGGTGAGGTCGCCGGCGCGTTTGATACCGCTGATTTAATCGCCCGGGCGCGAGAGCAAAAACCGGTGTGGGCGCTGGCCAGCGATACGGCCTGCAGCGCCGCATATTTGCTGGCGTCAGCGTGTTCGCGCCGGCTGATAACGCAGACCGGCACGGTTGGTTCAATCGGTGTCCTGATGGCTCACCGCTGCGTCGAAAAGGCGCTGGAGATTGCCGGCGTTGACGTGACGCTGATTTACGCCGGCGCGCACAAAGTCGACGGGAACCCGTATTCCCAGCTGCCCGACGACGTTCGCGACGAATTCCAGCTGAGTATTAACAGCACACGCGAGCAGTTCGCGCAAAAAGTCTCGGATTATACCGGGCTGAAAAAATCCAGGGTGCTGGCCACAGAGGCCGCAGTATTTATCGGCGCGGACGCGATTAAATCTGGTCTCGCTGATCAACTCGTTAATTACGCGGACGCTATCGCAGTGATGGCCGACGCACTGAAACCAAAAACGGAGCGATTTATGCCAGGTACAACAGAAACCACGGCGGAGACCACGACCACAGAACAAACCGCGGCTACGACTACGGTCGCGCCGGTTGAGTCCAACGCGGAGCAGATTCGCGCGGACGCCGCATCGAGCGAACTGGCACGCGTGATGGCCATCATCAACTGTCCCGAAGCTGTTGGGCGCGAGGCGCAGGCAAAAGCGCTCGCTGCCGTCCCCGGGATGACGGTCGGGCAGGCGCAGGCTGTCCTCGCGGCAGCACCGCAAACAGCGCAGGCGCGGACAGAAACGGCGCTCGATACACTCATGAGCACTGAATCACCGGAAACTATTCAGGATGCCGGCAGCACCACGGCAACAGGAACAACCGCAAACGTCTCGATGCTGGTCGCGGCAGGGCGTTCAATTTTAGGGGATGAATAATGACCACAGAAACGTATAGCCCGGATGATTTTATTCTGGGACCCGATCTTGTTGTGACGACCGTCGGTCATTTTCAGGGCGGGATCAACGTACCCCGGCTGACACCGATTATGCTCGACGCTACTGCCGGGACGTTTAAAGTCTGGGACGGCTCAATTGGTAAGGCGGTTGGTCTCACAGCCACAGCAGTTAATACAGGCTCCAGTTCTGCAGACTGCTCGTACTACAAATCAGGATCGTTTCGTTATACGGCGATTAACTGGGGTACGGTTACTGACGTCGCTAAACGCAAATCAGCGTTTGCTGGTACGCCAGTCAGCGTTGGCTGATAGCAAAAAAAAAACTCAAAACAAGCCGCCTCCGGGCGGTTTTTTTATACAGGATATATAAATGAGCGATTCGTTTACTACGTCAGAACTGATTACCGCAACGCAGCAGGTATTTAAGTTCAATCCGTTGTTTTTAAGATTGTTTTTCCGTGAGACCTACACGTTTACGAGCGAAGAGGTTTTTCTGGATAAAATCCCGGGCAAAGTCAATATGGCGGTATATTGCGCGCCGATGATCACCGGCAAAGTTGACCGCACTCGCGGCTATTCAACGAACCATTTCAAACCGGGTTACACGAAGCCGAAACACACGATCAATCCGAATATGAGCATTAAGCGCGCCGCCGGTGAGCAAATTGGTCAGCCGGAAACGCCGGTCGAACGTCGTGCAAAAATCATCATGCAGAACCTGCTCGACGAGGAACTCAGCATCAGTCAGCTCGAAGAGTTCCAGGCAGTGCAGGCGGTTCTGTACGGTAAATACACAGTCTCCGGCAGCAATATCGAGACCTATGAGATCGATATGAGCCGCAGCGCGACGAATAACGTCACTCAGTCCGGTTCGACAGCCTGGTCTACTCAGGACGCGGAAACGTATGACCCGAGCGACGATATCGAATCCTATGCAGACCTCGCCTCCGGTGCTGTTAACGTGATCATCATGGACGGTAAAGCCTGGAAGCAGTTGAAGCGCTTTAAAAAATTCTGGACGGCACTGGATACGCGCCGTGGCTCAAACAGCCAGCTCGAAGTCGCGCTGAAAAACCTGGGCGATGTCGTTAGCTTTAAGGGCTATTACGGCGACACGGCGCTGTTCGTTTACAAGGGGCAATATATTGACCCTGTAACAGGCATTGAAACGCGTTATATGCCGGATAACACGATGATCCTGGGCAACACAAAAAATCGCGGACTCCGCACGTATGGCGCGATTCAGGACGAAGACGCGCTGAAAGAGGGGATCTGCGAGGCCACGCGCTATCCAAAAGTCTGGACGACGACCGGTGATCCGGCAGTGACGCAGACAATGACTCAATCCGCGCCAGCAATGGTGCTCACGGACGCTGATGCATTCGTCGTCGTAAAAATCGCGTAAGAGCCGAAAGGCTCTTTTTAAGGAATCAACATGAGCACAAAAACAGAATTGCTGGCGCGCATCGATGATCTGAGCGCCCAGCTTGGTCGCGAATTACCGCGTAGCGGGACTATTGCGGAACTGGAATCAATCGTCGCCGGCGCTGAGTCAGAGCTCGATATTCTGAACGAGCAATCCGGCGACGAGAGTGATGCCGACACTAATGCAAGCGCATCAGATGATGGTGACGGTGCCGAACAACCGTCAATCGCGAGCACGACGTCACAACCAGAACTGTCCCCCGCCACGCGCCGCGTCAGACTGCGTAACACGCTGGACGTTTATCACTACGTGAACGGGCGTCGCGTTCGCGAGATTGTTGCTGCTGGCCGGGAAATTGTTGTTGATTCACCGGAGGTTGCAGACCTCATCGCAGCTGATCACGTTTACGCGCTATGAGCTACTACGATGACCTCCGGGCTGGCGACGAGGAGATGATCCGTGAGTGGGGATGGCCCGTTAAATTACGCGGTAAAACCGACCCTATTATCGCTATTTTCAACGAGCCTTACGCGCGCGTTGACGTTCCTCACGCTGGTTTTATTACCGGTACAGTAACGAGCCTGACAGCGCTTTCAGACGACGTCGCTGGCGTTGTTGCGCGTGACGTTGTCCAGGTCCCAAAGCAGCGCAGTATCGCTGCTGACGGCTCTGTTACCTGGTCTGACTGGACCGATTACGTGGTTAAAGAGCCTCAACCGGATGGCATCGGTCTCACGAATATTTTTTTAGAGCCTCACACGTCCAGCGAAAACAGCGAGTATTCAAAATACTAAGTGGGACCGCGGTCCCACTTAAGGGGGAACCGTGGCCGATTTACGTAGTAACGCGCAGATGTTCGATATCGATGTTTCGGCGCTGGAGCAGCTCAGAGTCGAAATCAGCGCGACGCAACATCAGATGCTGATGGCATACAACAGAGCGCTGAACCGAACTGCAAAGCATATGCACCGAATTTCAGCAGGAATGATTTTGACTGCACTGGCAGCTAAAAATCATAAGGCCGTAAATAAACGAATCAAACCGTTCATTAAGCGCCGCAATTTTACAAAAGAAGGGGCAGGAGATCTGAGTAGCGTAAAACTCTGGTACGGCCTGAACGATTTCCGTGTATCTGAGCTAAAGGGGCAATTACAAAATCCCAGGAAGCAGAAGCAGCCTCGCAATCCAGAGACCGGTCAATTTTTGAAAACAAAAAAAGGCGCTCGAGGGGCAACTTTTACGCCCAAAAGTGCAGGGCTGGCGATGATTAGTTGGCCAGATTCATTCGTAGCGAAACGCTACGGTGCGAAAAGCGTCTGGATTCGACTGGCTCGCGGAGGAATCGAAGAGGCTCGCGTACCTGTGCACGACGCGCTTGAGGATGCTATCGATGATTATATTTTTGAAAACATTGGCCCTGTTTTCATGGGCTTTTTTGAGAAAGATTTGCGCGGTCGAGTGAAAGGACGCGTTCACGTAGACCCTAAAACAGGTAAACGATTATGAGCGGACTGGATGCATTTGACGAATATCTTGATCGCGTTAAAGGCGCGGTTTTACAAATACCGTTCATCAAAACATTCGGAATTTATCCAGAAATTCCGGCAGGATTTGAAACGCCAGCTCTGTTCCTGGAAATCAGCAACTGGTCACAGAGTGACGAATCGGTTCCAGGCTCAATTCAGTCAGTCGAGCTGTCGTGTAATTTGTATTTGCTGCGTGAGTTTGCTGCGGATCGGTACGGACTGAAATCGCAGAATGCAGCGCTCTATATGACGAGCTGGATTGATGGGCGAATGTTCGGTCCCGGAACTAAACCGGCAAAATTCAGCGACGCGGAACCGTGTGACTGGATTAAAAACGGGCAGTCAGTCGGTTCGCATTCAGTTCAGTGCGTGTCGTTCACGCAGGTTGTCGGCGTTGGTCCCGATATTTTCGATTACCCATCACAGGGAACCCTGAAAAATTTATATGTCGGAATAGCGCCAGATATCGGCGCAGAACATGAGGGCGACTACTATGGCCCAATCGGACGATGAATATGCTGCAGCGGAGAACGCGCGCCGGCTGCGTGACGCAGTTAAACGCGGCACGATAGCTGCAGTTAAAATGAATCCTCCTCGCTGCCGCGTCTCATTTGGCGGCGAGCACCAGTCAGGCTGGCTGCAGTGGTTCACGCACGCGACATCGGAACGAGTGGATTGGAGCGCTCCATCAGTGGGTGATCCCGTTACCGTTGTTTCTGAGGGCGGGGACACGCGGAACGGCGTAGTTATGCTCGGGCTGCACATTGACAACAAAGCTCCGCCCAGTAATGACCCCCATGATCATGTCACTGCATACTGTGACGGGGCTACGATGACGTATAACACAAAAAATCACACTCTGACATGGCAGGGCGTACCGGACGGCGTAGTAAAAATACTCGGTGAGTCTGAAATAGAAATATTCGGACGTGCAGACGTTACTATTAATAGCGAAAACGTTGTCAATATTCACGGTGGAAAATTAATTAACGCAGACGCTGACATTATTAATGTGACAGCAACTGACACAATTAACGCACATGCTGATTTAGTGAACGTTATAGCAACGAGTTCTGTTAGTGTTACTGCTGCGAACAGAATATCGCTGACAGCTCAAACAATCAGTGCGTGGGCTCCGGGTGGGATAACACTAGCTGGTCCAACGCATATCACCGAGACATTAATTGTAGATAAATTAGCGACATTCCGTAACGATATTTCTGTCACTGGAGATAACGGTGGAACAGGTAATATCACAACTCGCGGTAGTGTGTTAGCAGGACAAGAGGTGCAGGATCGACAAGGCACAATAACTGAAGTCCGCACAACGTATAACGGACACACTCATACATGCCCGGACGGGGAAACACAACAACCGAACCAACCAATGGCGTAAATATGCTTGGAATGGACCGTAACACTGGTAAACCTTTATCCGGGGTTGACCACATTTGTCAGTCTATCGTTGATATTTTAACGACCCCGCTGGGAACCCGTGTAATGCTGCCGGAATATGGGAGCAAATTATTTGACCTCGTTGATAATCCCACAGATCCATCACTGGCTATACGGATAATCATGGAAAGTGCTGGCGCAATAGCACGCTGGGAACCACGCGTCAGAATTGACAGAATAAATGTGTTAGCAGTGGATATCGGGAAAATAACAATATTAATTATCGCAACAGATATCGAAACACAACAGCGATTAGAGTTTAATAATATGGAGCTGATATTTTGATAACATCAACAGTTCAGAACTCGATAGTGAAAACTATTGATATGAGTCTGCTGCCGCCGCCAGCATTCGTTAAAACCCCGTTATTTTCAGATGTTAAATCTAATCTACTGTCAGAGCTGCAGATATTATATCCACAATTTAACGCACTCCTGGAGTCAGACCCGGCAGTTAAACTGCTGGAAATAGTTGCATACAGAGAAATCATTATTACAGCTCGGGTAAATCAGGGGATGCTCGCTGTATTGCTCGCGTTTGCAAAAGGGACTGACCTCGACCAGATTGGCGCTAATTTTGACTGCCTGCGGCTGTTGATAACGCCAGCTAATCCCGACTCAGTCCCCCCGACTGAAGCGGTTTACGAGAGTGACGACGAGTATCGTCATCGCATACAACTATCATGGTACGCGCGTAATACTGCCGGCAGTACAAACGCGTATAACTATTTCGCGCTATCGAGTGATCCCGATGTTCTGTCAGCGCAGGCATACGGCCCGCCTGTGACTCAGCCAGGGTACGTCGATATGTACGTTTTGTCCCGGACAGGCGACGGTGTACCCCCGCAATCACTACTGAATACAGTGAATGCGGCCCTGTCTCCTGACGACACTCGGCCACTAACTGATTTCGTGACCGTAAAACCTGCGTCGAACCTGAATTACCGGGTTGAGGCCGTTATCGTAGCGGGGCTCGGTCCCGACCAGAACGTATTACTCAACGGCGCGCAGAGCGACCTGGCGGTCTACGTGACCACGCAACATAAAATCGGGGCAACAGCAGCCCTGTCGGGAATTTACGACGCAATACATCGTGACGGCACCGAACGTGTGATTCTGATATCGCCGACAGAGGACGTCATTGCAGGTGTCGGACAGGCACCATATTGCACCGAAATTAAACTCAGCGTACAGATGGGGTGACAATGACGAGCCAGAGTGTACTGCCTCCTAACGCAGTAACACCAGAAAGAGCGCTGGAAGCCGTTTTATCTCACGTCGGCGATCTGCCTGGCGATATTCGAATTATTAAGAATCCCGATTTGTGTCCTGCAAATCTGTTGCCGTGGCTTGCGTGGGAATACGCCGTCACCTACTGGAACCCCGACTGGAGCGAGCAGCAAAAACGCGAAATTATTAAAGCAGCTGCGTGGCAGAACAAGCACCGCGGAACGCGTGGAGCTGTTGAACGAGCGTTATTAACAGTTGGATTTGAGAGCAAAATGAGAGAGTGGTTCGAAGCCGCGCCCAGGGACGACCCGTATACATTCGCAATTAAAATATATCTGCTAAAAAATATGGGGTTAGATTTAGAGCTATTGAATACATTTATTGCACAAATATTTGATGCAAAAAATTGTCGCTCTTTATTAAAAGAAATAAATTTCGAAACAGGTGTGGAAGGGGAATTTTTTATAGCTGGAACTCCTTACACAAAAATAGGCGTAAATATACCGGCAGATGGTGATGGTGGCGTGAAATTAAATGGCGGATTATATATATCAGGCTCGCCAATCGTGAGTCTGTTAGTGGAGATTGGACCCAATGGCTAAATTAAAATCAAATCTGAAAGCTAACGCGAGCCAAGTTTATGCGGTGCTGACAGACCGTGGCGCGCAATTAGAAGCTGCGGCGCTGGCGTCAGGCGTGCCGGTAGTGCTAAATAAATTCGTTATTGGTGACGCGAACGGAAATGACGACGTAACACCAGACCCGGCCAGAACGGCATTAATTCACGAGACGTATCGCGGAGATATTAAATCGTCAGAAAATAGCGGTAATCAGGTCATTTTTACACTGTACGTACCGCCGGAAACCGGCGGTTATACCATCCGCGAGGTGGGGATATTAACAGATAAAGGGGAACTGTACTCAGTTGCACGTTCACCGGATATTTTAAAACCTACGGACAGCAACGGCGCGCTGATTTCAATCACGTATAAATACACTCTCGCGGTGTCCAGCACGTCTACTGTTAACGTTGTTATTGATAACAGTAGCGGAATGAGCCAGGCAGATGCCGATAAACGATATTTGCAGATAGGTAAAAATTTATCTGAAATTAAAGATAAAGGCACGGTGGCGCAAAAAACGGCGCGAGAAAATATCGGCGTAAATCTTGATAATTATTACACCAAAGAAGACGTTGATGATTTAATTGATGCTAACGATGACCCTGCACCGGCGGTGCCTGCGTTTGCAGCTGTCGGCTCAGTTGTTTATGCTGGATTTACATTCGATAACTCTACTGTAATGCACTATAAACCTGGTGATCAGTTACAAGGTTCGATAATTTCCCCTGCATGCATTCAATGGAAATATACCGGAGGTGTCGGCTCTATGAGCGAAGCCACGCTTACGCTAACTTTTGGAAGTGAGCCGTTGCCTGGTATTTGGCAATTGTGCGGACTGATCCCCCAGAGCTATGAGCCATCTTCCGGGGCTGGTGAAGATATCTATACTGGCAAATTTGCAACTAATTTCACGAGGATAGCGTAAAACAAATGATAACAATTGATAACTTTTCAAATATAAAAACACAGCGCTATTCCAGCGCATCGAATAACAGTATTGATATTGTCTGTGACATACAAGGGATCGGTAATGCTATTTTATTTACTGCATCTAAGACAGACTCCACATTATATGGCCGAGAGTTATACGAGCGCGCCGCTTGCGGTGAATTTGGTGATGTTGCTGAATATGTGGCTCCAATTATAATCGAATCAGGAGAGTAAAATTAATGAGCACTAATTTTTTGCACGGCCCCCGCACGCTTGAATACGACGACGGCACAAAAGAGATCAGCGCGGTAGATATTTCGGTTATCGGGATTGTTGGTACTGCACCGGATGTTGGGCTGGGAGGAAGAGCTTCATTAACATGGGGGTCACCCTTGTCAGATAACGTGGTGACATTTCTCCCGGTTTATTCAGGGAGTTACGGAAATAAATTTGCAGTTGAAATTATTAAGAAGGGCATTTCTGGAATTAAATACGGATATAGCACGTTACCGGACGGGACAATAAAATTAACGCTCGGAACAGATAGTACAACAACGCCAGAGGTGCTGTCACAAGACGTTCTGACTCACAATGAGGGACGGAACGCGGAGGATTATATTTTTGTAGCGTTGGATGAGGCCAGTAAAAATGATGGAATTGTTTATCAGATGCCCGTCACGAGCCTGACGGGCGGTTCTGACGCTCCATTTCCAGTCAACATACCCACACTAATTGCAGGTAGTCAGAAAAAAGCGGCGCTCCTGGGTGCAGCAGGCACTCTCCCCGCAGCCATCACTGATATTTTAAATCAGACAGATGCGCTAATTGTTGTTGTTCGCGTAGACGAAAACACAGACGCGACAAAAGAGCGTGAGAACGTAATCAACGGCATTAACGCTATGTTAACATCGGGACAGATAAACCAGGTGACTCCACGAATTTTGATTGCACCTGATTACAGTGCTAATGACGACGTCGCTGCCGCGCTGGAGGTAGTCACAAATAAATTACGTGGAGTCGGCTATATTGATTCTCCACGCACGGCATCGCCCGCAGACGTCGTTAACCGCCGCCATAAATATAGCGCGCGCATGGAAATACTACGCCCGCGTGTGTTTTCAGCTGGCGATCTCAGTGATCTGTCGCGTCCATATTCAGCTATCGCCGCTGGTTTACGAGCCAGAATTGATAATGAAAAAGGGTTTTGGTGGAGTAAGTCGAATCAAAATATTTATGGAATAACAGGGCTTGAACAAGTCGACGATTTTATTATTGGTGAGACAAACTGCACAGCGAACCTACTGAACGCCAGCCAGGTCAGCACCATTATTCGCTACGATGGATTCCGGCACTGGGGTAACTATCTGTGCAGTCTGGATCCACAATGGTCGTTTGAATGCGTTCGTCGGACAGCTGACGTAATTGAAGATTCTATAGCCCGGGCAATGATGACAGATTTTATTGATCGCCCGATAGACCTGCATCTCGGAACAGACGTTGTCGAGTCGATAAACGCATATCTGCACAAATTAGAGGAGCAGGGTGCGATTAACGGAGGGCGTGCGTGGTTAGACGGTGAGCTGAATACAAAAGAAAGTCTGGCCGCTGGCAATCTTTATATTAATGTTGATTTTGGTCCGAAATCTCCGGCACAAACAATTACGTTAATGTACTGTATTAATAATGACTATACAGTTGAGGCACTGGCCTCCCTTTTTAAAGAAACAGCCTGATAATTTGGAGATTAAATATGTCAGACAGCAACGCTTACCGCGCGTTTGCGCTATTCGTGCAGGGCGAACGGGTTTTAAATTGTACTGAATATACTCCAGTAGATATGAAAATAATCGAAGACGAGTTTAAAACAGGCGCGATGGATACAGCTATCACTCTGGATGGGGGGATGGAGAAAATGTCAGCCAGTTTTAAAGTTTCAGGTTCTGATTCTGCTGTTATGAGCTATTTCGGGTTAATACCGGGAGTGAAGACGCGGTTTGAAATTCGTAGTGCGTACACAGACTCTTACGGAATAAACTTTGAGCGCATTGATACCTATGAGGGGCTTATTACAGCAATCACTGATGATGCCCAGGGGACTGATTCTAAATCGTCAGTGGGGCAATCAGTAACGATTGCGCCGAGCTATTATAAACGAGTTCAAAATGGACGAATTATTTACGAAATTCATCCTGCAAAAATGAAACGCGTTATCAATGGTGTTGATGTTCTTGCGGGCGTCGCTCGAATCCTTCATGTATATTAAAAGGTAAGTAAGATGGAATCATTATTAGACAGTATGACTATTACGCTCTCTCGACCATTTATTATTAAGGGCGAGAGCTGCGATACAATTACTATTCGCGAACCAAAATTACGCGACCGCATTATGTTCAGTAACGATAAAAGCGGTCTTGAAGAGCGGACAGCGACAATGCTGGCGCGCCTGGCAAATCTGGAGAGAGAGGATTTATATGCGCTCCCCGCGTGCGATTACGATCAACTGGAGGCCGCGTTTAACGAACTGGTAAAGCACCCGAAAGACCGACATCAGATATAGTAATTCTGATTCCGTTTATTGCGAAAAAACTTGCCATCCCGCCCGATACGCAAATGGACCTGCCGTATCGGGTTTTTAATTTCTATGTAAACGAGGTCATGAAAACCGATGGCTATTTCTCAAAACTTTAAAACGCAGGTTGTATTTGGGGGAAGAATAGACCCGTCGTTTCGGCGCGGTACAACAGAACTCAACGATGCAATTCGGCAGACGTCGTCTACTGTCGGAAAATTAACGAAAAGCCAGGATAAATTAAAAGACAAAATCGCAGCAATGAAACTGGCGGGTAAAGACGTTTCTGATTTATCTGCTCAGTATCAAAAGCTGGACCGTCGGATAAAAGCGACAACACAGGACCAGGAAGCTCTGAATACTCAGCTCGCCAAAAAACAGCGGCTGGAGAAGTGGACGGGGCGCGCAAAAGGTGCTGCAAAATGGGGAGGGCGAGCCGCCGCAGGTGCGGTGAGGGCCACGGGACGGGGTATCAAATGGGGGACGCTGGGGGCCGTGGGTCTGCTCGGCGGCGCGGCTGCTGGCGCGTTGGCAATGAATGCAGAGACGTCAGAAAAACTCGGTCTGGCGAAGTCCTACGGTGTTGGCATCGAAAAATACGCTGCGTGGGAAAATATTGGTAAAGCTGCAGGGCTGAATGGCGAAAACGTAGGAGATCTGTCGGAGGAGTTGACTAATAAAATCGGGGAGGTTGGAAACGAAAAAAACCTGAACCCCATGTTGTTTCAAATTGGCCTGACAAAAAAACGGATGGCTAAATGGGATCGAGAAAAACAGTTCAATGAAGTTATGCGGCGTATCTCTGAAATGAAGGATGATCAACAGGCGGCGAGTCTGGCTGATCAGCTCATGGGGGGGGAAGCTAATAAAATAATGACTTATATGCGGGCGACTGGTAAAAGCTGGGAGCAGACTCTGTCGGACGCTCAAAAATCAAACCTGCTAACGAAAGAAGGGGCTGAGGGTGCAGCGCGCGCGCACGTATCCGTCACGAATCTGTGGGGGGCAATCACATCGGGGCTGGCAGATACTCTCGGGAAAATCGGAGGGGAACTCGCGCCGACGTTTGACGCTATGCGAGACGGGCTGGCATCCTGGTTTAAAGAGAATCAAGGGGGGGTTGTTGATAGTATTAAAGAATGGGTTAAGCCAGAAAATATGAAAAAAATGTGGGAGGGGATAGTCAGTTTTGGCGAGGCGTGCGTTAAATTCGGAAAAATAATTTGGGCAGTCGTAAAAAAACTGGAGTGGTTAATACCGGACGAGAAAACAGACGAGGAGCAGCGCGTATATAACGAAGAATATAATAAGGCGTATCAGGAATTCATGGATGGCGGAGGAAAATATTCACCAAACCCAGGAATGGCGGCGGATAATGTTGCAAAAGCAAAAGCCGCCGAAGCCGTGGATAATATGCGACACCCTGAACGTCTTGCTCGTGCAAAATCACAGGCTGAATCACTGCTCTCGTTTGCTAACCCGTTTACTGGATTAATAAATAAAGGCTCAACGCCTGAATCACAAAACTCAGCAACGTTGAATATTGACGCGCTGAGACAAGCAGTCGCAACTCCAGCGCCAGAGCAAAACAATAAAATTGAAATCAATATTATCGGAGCGGCAGATCCACAATCAACACAGCAGGCTGCTGCATCGGGTGTGCTCGACGGGCTGAGACAAGTTGCGAGTTCGTACAACCGTGGTGCGATGTTTGATAAACCAGCGGCGGCGGGGTGACAATGAGTGATGCGATAAACGGTGCTGAGGATATCATGCTAGGCGTGGGTGATTTCATTTTTGCTATATCAACAGTAGCGTACAACAAACTGCAACGTAGTGACGCCTGGCGCTGGGCTCAGCAAACACGGTTCGGAAAAAACGACGCATTGCAGATAACCGGACGACCGAACCCCACAATCACGATCGATGGGAAAATAAATGCCTTATTCCTTGATGGGTGCGGCATTGGCTTGTTAACAGATTTGCGGGCGCTGGGGAACTCGGGAGAACCCCAGCAACTGGTGCTGGGGACCGGGGAGGTGAAGGGGTACTGGGTTATCAGGGAGTTAACAGAAACGCAAAACAGTTTTCTGAAAGGAGGGACCCCAAAATCGCAGGACTTTTCACTCACGCTCGAATATTACGGAGCTTCGCTGGATTGAACTTCTTTCGGTTTTTTATCACCGAGAGCGGACCACAGCAACAGAATGATCCACATCAAAAATATCCATCCGAATAATATATTCAGAATAACGACCATTGCGCAGCTTTTATGTCCCCTTATTAGAGCAATTACTAACGGTATTACGTATAAAATGATGGATATTAACGGGTTCGCCATTAACCATATATACAGAGCGATAACCCACGCAAATAATTCCATTTGAGGCCTCATAATCATGATTACATATACGACGCGGGACGGTGACCGTCTCGATCAAATCTGCTTTGCGGTCTACGGGAGAGCGTCAAAAACGACAGAGACTGTTTTATATCAGGTTTCGAATTACGGCGTAACTGATATGTGTGCCGTGTTTCGTGCTGGAGAAAAAATTGTTTTACCCGATATCGAACCAGAACCGGTTAAAAAAGAAACGCAATTATGGGATTGATGAATGAGTGATTACGTAAATACTGGCGTGGAGGCGTGGAAACCTAATTTTTATATATCTGCTGATAATAAAAACATCACGGATAAAATAAGAAAAGGTTTGATCAATATCACGCTGACAGATTACGGCGGTTCCAGTAAACAGACAGACGAACTCCGCGTAGCAATAGTTTCTGAAACTCTGAAAATTCCGGCCCGTGGAGTGAAAATTAGCATTGGGCTCGGTTTCGGTAATCAGATAATTGATAAAGGCATATACATCGTTGACGGTGCTAGCAGTGGCGGTGAACCCCGGGTAGTTGATTTCACAGCAAAAGCGGCTCCGATGAACGCGGCAAAGGGCTCTCCAACAGTTCAGAGCAAAAAGACGCGCTCATGGAGCGACGTCACCGTCAGCGATATCGTTGCGACAATAGCGAGCGATAACGGGCTAAAACCTCGCGTATCAAAGCGGTTTGCAGACAACATTATCACGCAGCTCGATCAAGTCGGTGAGTCAGATATGCACCTGATGTCGAGACTAGCAACACGATTCGATGCGGTGAGCAAACCCGCAGGAGGGTACTGGATATTCCTGCCGCGTGGCGCGGGCGAATCTGTTAACGGAGCACCGCTTCTGCACTACACGCTCACGCGTCGTGATAACTCCAGCTGGGGTTATTCGAGAAATGGACAAAACGGCGATAGTGGCGGAGGTGGCGAAAATTCGGAGCCGACATATCTGATCAAATACCACGATACGGCAACAGGGCAGATCAAGGAGCTGCGCACAGGCAGTGGTGGTGATCCTGTCATTGAATGGCCGGCAGTTGAGCCGTCGCTCGACGCAGCGAAAGAGGCCGCGCCGGGGCTAAAAGGAGGTGCGGCTAAAAAAGAGTTTTCCATGACGTACACAACGCCAGCAACGCTCGATTTAGTATCGCTGACTGCAGAATGCAAAGTCACAACACAAGGGTTCGGGACAGAGGAGGACCGAGACTGGACAATCAATACGTTGACGCTGACGCTGGCTGAAAACGGATTCTCTGCGCGACTGTCGCTGGAGTAAATGAAATGGCAATAATATCGGGTGTATACGCAAATGGGGTCGGCGAGCCCGTTGTCGGCGTTCAGTTAGTATTAACAGCACGGGTCACGAGTTCACGCGTAGTAATGACCACTGTTGTAGAGCAAGAAACAGGCGCGGCGGGTGAGTACAAATTTGATATGAATCCCGGAGTTTACGTTGTCACTGCTAGTGCGGCATATCTCGGCGTGATTAACGTTAACCCGGACAGTGTTGACGGCACGTTAAACGACTATTTGACTAATTTTAGCGCAGACGAACTGACGCCAGCTGCGTTGGCGGAGATTCAAGAGCTAGTATCGGCTGCGAAAAATGCTGCAGCAGCAGCAGACGCCAGCGCCAGTGCGGCGCACACATCTGAAACTAACAGCGCGAACAGCGCAGCAGCAGCAGCGGCAGCCGCCAGTCTTGACTCGTCAAAATTCGCAAAACTCGATAAGGAAAATGAATTTCTGGAAAAAAACAAATTCAAAAAATTGGCGACATTTTTGTTGGGTGCCACGTTTGACTCACCGGCGACATTTAATAACAATATCCAGATAGGGAAAAATTCAGCAGGCAACACAAATACAGCATCATGCTATACTGACTTTGATTTATACTTCGGTCGTTCTGTCCGAATTTATTCCACTACAGTTGACGGGGTCAAAAAAAACGGTCAATTAGCATTTTGGAGTCCCGGAGGAATATTTCCTGACGCATATATAGAACGCAAGGAAAATTCTTATTTGCAGATTTACGATCACAACGCCTCTAGCCTAAAAATTGACTTTCCCTACGGTGCTGCAAATGGTCTGCAATACGTTGGGGCTGATAGGATTGCCCGATCAATATTTCATGATGGGCATCTCCCGCCCGCAGCAGCTGTAGTGAGTAAACTACCCACAGGAGCAGAACCTAAGACCGCGTTTTACTTCATCAGCGGAGACGAAAAACTTTATTTTGCATACGGAAATAAAAAATATTATATACCCGTGATCATTGATGATGATTGA